TCACTTCATTTCTCTTTTGCGTTCTCGTCTTGCTTTAATTAATTCCTCGTACGTAATCCATGTTTTACCTGTATACTTAGGTGCTTTACATATCCAATTGAGTTTTATGGTTCTGTATTTATGTCTGAAAATCTTAGCTTTAAGTTTTGCTACTTCGGTTGGCATACCTTTAATGTCGATAACTTCAATCAGTTTGCCATTGAGATATAACGCGAAGTCTGCAATATATTCAATCTTTCGTTGTTTATCTAATTTTGGTAATAATTCAAATTTCGGTTGTATTTCGATATGATCATAATTAGTGCCATTCATATTACTTTCTAAATATTGGTAATATTCACATTCTACTTTGCTATCAAATACAATTCCTTTATACTCAACTTTCTTAGCGTTGTATTTACTCATTGTGCCACCTCTAAATATCAAATATCGTTGCTTGTAAACCTAGTTCTTGCTCATATAGAAGCCCGTGAGCGCCTTTGAATCGTTTTAGGTCCCTATCAGTCATAATTTTCTTTTCGTCGCTGAAATGGGCTCCTGTGAGCGAATAAACCTCATTTACATTGTCTTTATACTTGATGACCTTAATATCTTCCGTGCCATCTTCTCGGTATAAGTAATATTTTTCTTTCGGCATTTTTAACACTCCTTTATATGTGTTTTCTTCCAGTTGATTTCATTCATAATTTTCTCTTCAACTCTGTCGTAATCATCGAAAGGCGATAACTCGTTATTGTCCAACAATCTATTGACTGCCCAACCAGTCTCGATATATACATTTGCTACAATTGGGTCGTTTTGCTTTGTCTCTTCATACATCGATCTCAATAAGCTTTTGAATTGCATGATATTCATGTGAAAAACCTCTGAGTCTTCTTGTAGTACTCAAATTCAATTACTCCAGTTTCGCCGTCTTTATTTTTAGCTATGTTACACTCCACAATCGATTTACCAGTGATACTGTCATCTTCGTCACGGTTATAATAATCATCACGGTAAAGTAGCATTGCTAAACTCGCATCTGCTTCTATTCCGCCTGATTCTTTCATGTCCGATAGCATTGGTCTTTTATCCTGTCTAGACTCGACACCACGATTCAGTTGTGAAAGTAGTACGATGATTGCGCCCGTCTCGTTAGCGATTATCTTTAAGTCACGTGATATCTTTTCTACTGCTACACGTCTATCAACTTTCGCATCAGTATCCATCAGTTGAAGGTAATCTATAAAAATAACTTGTTGCCTGTCTGAATGCCTCATTGCTTGTGCTCGCACATCTTGCGGTGTGATATTACTTTTATCAGAAATATCAATACCTAATTTCATGATTTTATCCATCGCATTCGTTAACTTTGTTAAGTCATCCGGCGTTAAGTTTCTGATTTCTTTTATCTTGGTTAACTCAATACCAGTAATTGTTGATAACATACGTTTCAATACTGATGTGCCAGTTGTTTCAAGACTAAAGAAAGATGTTTTATATCCATTTCGTGCTATGTTCAACATCATGTTTAATGCAAAACCTGTTTTACCCACTGAGGGACGTGCTGCGATGACGATTAATTGCGACGGCTCCAATCCCCCTATTTTGTAATCCATGAGCTTATAACCCGTCTTAATTTGCTTCTTAGGGCTATCGCTGTATAACTCATCGACAAACTCCTCAACAAACTTCTTGGTTCCGTCTTCTTTTCTGTTAGTAATTGTTTTTAAATCCTTGAGTTCATCAATCAAGTTATTAAAATTTTGGTTCGTAGGTTGTTGTTTGAACTCAGTTACCAATTCTTTCGCTTTGTTGATTTGATAACTTTCCAATAATTCTTGTTGATAACGTTCAAAGAATCCGTATCCAATGAAATCGGAGTTGTAAAGTTTAGTTATAGTATCTGCATCTAAAAACTCTTTATCTTTAGTTGCTTTTAAATAGATTTCTTGATGATCTATCTTTCCGGCGTCCATTACATAATTAAAAAAGGTTTTAAACTTTTCGTTCGTAAACATGTAATCTTTAACTCTTATCTTTTCTAGTACGTCCGGTTGTTTAAGTAGCGTAGCGATTATTGTACTTTCGATTTCGAATTGTCCGTAATTCATTCGTTATCGCCCCCAAATTCTGCCAACTTATTCATGAAGTTATCTAGCGCTATTTTTCTTTGTCTGACATACTCGGGGTCATTCTTCATTTTCCATTGGTGTGTAGCGGTTTCGTTGTCTACTGGCTCGATAGATACTTTTTTAGGTGCCTTACGCATGATTGCTGGTAAGTTAGGCGGGTACGGGTTGTTACTGTTGATATATCCATCTACCGCTTTTGCAGTTGGTTGATAATCTCCGTTTTGACTTAATACATCAATCCACATTTCTAACTTTGGTTTATCAAAATCGATGTTGTATACGTACCTAACTTTTTTAATAATTTCTAATGCTTGTGTTTTGCTCATCGGCATTAGTCATCACTCAATTCTTTTTCCATTTGCGCTATGACATCATCAGTAGTTTCTTTTTTAGAGTTACGAGGTTTCAATTTGTTTTCAGCACTTTCTTTATCTGAAACGCCTTCTTTATTCCAGTTCTTTAATACAGTTAATAGATAATTTAGACCTTTGTTATTTTCTTTACAGTAATCGGTAGCGACTTTTACTATTTCGAACTGATCTTGTTTAAATGATTTAATTTCGTGTTCTAACTGTTCTGCTTTTAAAGGGTTCTGTATGATTTCTAAATTGATACTAATATACTTAAATGACTTTGAGACGTCGTCTGTCTCTCTATGTTTGTTAGTCTCTGTGTAGTCTATGGTATTGGTCGGGTCATTTTGACCTCTTCCATCGTGCCATTTTGACCTCATCGTCGGGTCATTTTGACCTGATGCTCGGGTCACCAATCTTTCTAATTCGAAATAGTTTATTGAATACCATTTAGTACGATCAAATCCAGCTTTGTTGTAATTACCTACATGCAATAGGTTTTGTTTTTCTAAACTGGTGATAGCTCTTTTTATAGTGCTTTCGCTCCAAAACGGAAACTGCTCAATCCACTTTGGATAAGAATTGTAAATCCATTTTTTGTTGTCGTATTCATGTTTGCTGTTCCCTATCCAATAATGAATTTGTTGCAATACTATTGCTTCGTTTAACCCTATTAATTCAGCTAATTTCGGTAATACTTGTATCGGATAGTCATCTATTAGTAACTTATTCATTTTTCTCTCCTTTCAGCATTTTATTGAGCCTCTCATCAACTTTTATCCACGAGTCATGCAAGTGATATTTATCATCAAACGACTTAACGCCAATCGCATGTTGCTCGTTATGATGTTCTCGACATAACGCTAATACATGTTTGTCATAGTGGTTCATTTTGTTTCTGTTCATGCCTCTGCCGACTGCTTCATAATGTGCCAGGTCTGCGTGAGGCTTTCCGCATATAATGCAATGACGCGTAACAGTTGCCCAATAAAGATAATTTTTATCTTCTTTCATCAATTTGCTTGTTTTATAATTTAATGGAATCGTATTTGTAAAAATCCACTCAAACATCGCTTCTATAATTTGCTTAGCTATAGTTCGAGAACAATTTGATAAAGATATGCGTTCTTCATAGCCATACAGAAACTTCACATAATCTTGGAACATTTGTCTCATATAATCTCGAGGCTGTCCTGTATGAGCTTCTATATCGTTACACAATGCGAATATCAATTTGCGTTGTTGTCCAGTGATAGATCCGAATTCTATCACTGGACAACAACATCAATTGGCTGGTTCAAATCTAATATCTTGATAGCTTGTTCAGGTATTTCTATACCAGTAACAACTACATCATATAAACCATTGTTACTTTGTTGGTATTTGATAATTTGCGCCACTTAATCACACCCTAGAAAGGCAAATCGTCATCAGATATATCAATAGAATTATTAGTATTTTCAAACGGATTATTATTCACATTAGAGTTGTTAGAACTCTCATTGCTATCGTTTTTTTCGTTTTCTTTAATTCCAAGTTTTTCATAAACAGCTGTACCTTCAAATTTCCAAAATCTTTTTAAAACTGTATTCCATTTATCTGTATAATCGTTATGTTTTCGTTCTAACTCAATATTGATCNGTTTACCGATTACATCTCGTTCAGTAAAGTTAAATTGACCATTATTGTCATTAATGCCAATTGCCTTCAAGAATGTGTATAACCAGTTTTTGGCGAAGTCGTTTGAAGTATCACCGTTTGCATAGTGAGTGAATTCGCCTTCTTCTTTATGAATAAACGTGATTGCAAATTGTGGATGTCCGTTTTTCGAATTTTTACTTTCGAAGTTTTTGATTTTTACACTGTATGATCCTGGTTGCATATAATTCCCTAATTCTTGTGCGCCTTGTAAATTTAAATTGAAGTTCATAATTAAATACCGTCCTTTTTAGTTTTTTATTAGTTTCCGTTTTGTGCCATATCTATAATTTTTGAAATTGAAGCATTTTTAATACCTGGAATATTGATTGTTATTTGCGGATTATGCCTAACTTTAGTTGTATATAAATTAGAAGGTTCTACAGAAAACACATAATCGTGTGTCGCATTTCCGTTCTCATCTGTATGATCTTCTATAAATGTGTGTCCTATAATGTCGAACTGAGTTACTAAGTTATTGTGTATTGCCGGTTGTACTTCAATTGATATTCTAGGGTTAATAATTTTTCCGTTCTCATCTTTATCTTCTGAGTTAAGCCCTTCATGTCCTGTAAGCACAACGTGAAATCCGAGCTTATCTTTAACCTTTAATAGGTGCCTAATCGAGTTAACGATCAATTTAGATGTTTCCCCATAATCTTGTATTCTCGCTTTTTTGACTTTATGCGTATTCATTACATGAGTTAGCGTTATATCTCTTAATTTTTGAGCTGTTTCAATTACAACCACATCAAGTAACTTTCCTTTTTGTCTAGCTGTATTTACAATCGATTCAATACTCGCAATTGTGTTTCTAAAAGCAATGTAATTGTCGACCCTCTTCACAAAACCTTGCCGCGTTACTTGAGTGCCATCTTCGTGAATATCAATAATAAAAGCGTTGTTTTCTCTAGTGGCTAAAGTCGTCTTTCCGGTTCCTGATTTGCCATATACCATAATTGAATAATAGTTCTGAGTATCTTCGTTAATTTCTTCAATACCTAGTTCTTGTAAAATGTCTTGTTCCTCACTCATCACTTAATCACCAGGCTTTCTGTTACCTTTAATTCAACGCCAGGAATATCTTTCCCAGCTTTCAAATCATCGATTAGTTGCTTAGAATTAAGTTTCGGGGCTTGTGATAGCCAATAATCCTTTGGAATAAGTTTTTCATCGATAATATTTTTACTAGCCCCGTTTTTGCGCTTGTAAATATGATTAGTAGCTGTGCGGTAACTATCTACTTCCTGTGTTTCTAACATCTCTTTTAAGTAATCTCTTAATCGATCAGTTAAATTTTGTTTTTGTTTTTTTAAATTTTGAAGTCGCTTAATCTCTTTATCTATGACATCTATGTCACCTAATGTTTCACGTCTCCAATTGACGATGTTATCTACTTTGACATTCATTTCTGCTTTGATAGAATCTAATGTGTCTTTTAGTAATGTTGGATCTAATTCACCTTGATTAGACATCTCTTTAAATGCTTCTGATAGCTCATATAGATTAGCCATTAGTTAATCCCCCTCTACCATTTCATGACTAAGTTAATTAGTCTGTCCTGTTCGTCTGTGTTCTCTTCAATCCATTCATAAATAGATTGATTTAATATGTCTAATGCTGTGTATAGATCATTCTCATCTGTTATATTTATACCGTCGATAAATCTATCTTCTAAATCTAAGACATTCACTAGAATGCTGTAATCTTGTTTCTTAACTGCTAATTTAAAATCGAATCCGTCTACATTAATTACTTTTTGACATACATCGCCAATTTCGTAATACATCTTGACTTCCTCCTTGTTTCGTTTTATATTGAACACGAATTAATTTTGTTAATCGTTTGTCACTGTTACTTGCTCCAACAAGTAGCAGTTTTTTTATTCTTCATAAAAGTATTCTTTATAGAATATGAATGTTGCGATACTTGCGAATCCCGCAATTGACCACGCTGTAGTGAAGTATAGAAACGGCATGAGTACAATCGCTAAGACTGTGAAACATAGTACTGCTACTAGGTAGCTTTTATATGTGTCGCTCATTTTATCTTCTCCTTAAAGTATTTTTTCTTGCCTTTTAATCAGATACGCTTCTAACTTAGAAATGTTAATCAACTGTCCAGTATGTGAATAGATAATGTATAAATTTTCGACACCTAAATTATCTTCGCGATAATATTTCAACCAGTTGTATACTGTACTTCTACTTACTCCGAATAGTTGATGGACCTCTGTTGGTTTTGCATATAATTTTTTAACGAATTTTTCTTCGCCTCTATATGTGTTTTCTGGTGTTGGCGGTACTATGATTTTTGGCATTTCTATCATTCCTTTCGTGTATAATGTTGTTATCGCTACTGCGTTAGATCGGGGGTGTAATATATGCCGATAATGCTTTATTATCTTAATAGTGAGCCTAGGGGTAATAACTATGAAGTGCATTCTGAAGAGTGTGAATACCTACCTTCTAGCTCACACAGGGAGTTTTTAGGTGCTTTTTATGACTGTCAAGAAGCAGTTCAAAAAAGCTAAAAATCTTCACCCTAGTTTTAAAATTGACGGTTGCTTCTTTTGTTCTAGAGACTGTCATCAGTTTTAAAATGAATTGAATTTATTAGCTTTCGATACTCTTTCTTGAATTCATTTAATTCTCTAAAATGAATTTGAGAGATAGTGACTCGCTTTTCAGCAACACTCTTAATCTCTTCCGCCAAGATGACGATTAGGAGTGTTATTTTTGCGTATTTGAGTAGTTCCATTTGTAGTTCCTCCTTTTAAGATGTTTGTTTTTCTCCTAAAAACTTATTAACAAAGTATTGTTGTCCTTTGCCTGTTACTTTTGGCGTCTTACTAATTGATGTGTGACCGTCTGAATGTGTAATTGATGTTTCTTTAATTTCGAATAACTCACGTTCCATTGAATACTGTGTAGGCATGTTGTAATCCACACCCTTGCGTTTAATAAGGAATCCGTTTTGACGTAACCACTCAAACAATCTGCGTTGCCCGATGTTTATACCGTTTTGTTTAATGATCTTTGCTAACTCTCCAACTAAAATTGATGTCTTAGTAGTAGCTACTGCATCTGCAAATACAATCTTTGGTTTGTCACGTTCAATCTTTGTTTCTAATTGATTGATTGTGTTGTTAGCAATTTTTAAAGCACGTTGCATAATCATTTCTGGGCTGTTCCATGCTTTTTCCACTTGGATGAAATATTGTCTTGCACGTTTGCCAGGTTCACTACGTTGAATCATTGCAATCTCTTTTGCAGTGTCGAGTGTTAGTGCGTGGTCAATATAGTGAGTCATGTTGCCTTGAGCTGTTGCTCTTTTTTGAGCGATAGCTGTGTAATCTGTATTTTCTTCAAATCCGTATTTAAGCATTCTTGGAAACCAATCTTTATATGCTGTCTTAACCTCTAATGCTTGATGAAGTTCTCGACCGCTGATTGCGATTTCTCCATTTTCTTTTTCTTGAATATTGAACATTTCGCCGATGTTCGATTTTGTTTGTAATGCTTGCATATTGTTTATGCTCCTTTCGTGTATAATGTTGTTATCAACCTAAGGAGGTGATATTTATGCCTAAACATATTTACGCTTGTTTACTTGGTGAATGGGTAAATCTATCAGAGTCTGAGAATGTAGTAATCGATAATAGCTATACTGACGCTAATTTGTGGTACAAAGAAGTAGGTCATAAAATGTTCGATTACAATCAAATGCACATTGGATATAACGGTATTGACTATTTTATTCACCCTAGTTTCATCCAAGTTCTAACTAAGTAATTTCTTAATTACTTCACAGCTATGACTGTCAAGCTCCACCTTGACGGTCTTATGGCTGTAAACTTTTTCAACTTCTTGCACAATTCTGTCCCATTCATATTTGGGCATGCCATTAATAGCTTCTAAAATTTTGTTTAAACGATTTTGTGATTCTTCCATTTGTAGTTCCTCCTTTTAAGATGTTTGTGTTTCTTTTTGTCGTTTCATTTTTGAGACGTTTTGATTAAAAAAATAATCATCCATACTTATTTTTAAAACTGTACATATCGCACTGGCTTCATCAATAGTAAAGTTACTTTTATTTTTATTTATCTTTTGACTGAATCTAGCAGGGTTCATACCAATCATATCGGCAACTTGTTTGTGGGTATATTCACTCTCATCAATGAAATTTCTCAAATTTTGATATCTAACTTTATTCACTTTTCCATCCTCCTTTCGTCTCATTTATGAGATTACACTAACAACTATACAAGCTGTTTGTTTAGGTGTCAACAAATAAATTTCATTTTTGAGAAATAAATTCGTGAAATGTGTTGCAAAAATGAGAACAAACTTATATAATAAGTTTGTAAAATACAAATTAAGGAGTCGAATAAATGTCAAATTTCCCTAATAACTTAAATACATTACGAAAGTCTCGTAACTTGTCTTTACAAGAATTAGCAACCAGACTAAATGAAAAATACGAAGTTAAATTTTCAAAAGCATCAATTGACAGATGGGAAAAAGGTCTAACTAGCCCTTCTATGGAACACGCAAGTGCTTTAGCAAATTATTTTAATGTATCATTAGATGAATTAAGCGGACTGAAAGCTATGGAACCTGACAAACATCAAACTATGGCAGCTCATCTTGAGGGGGAATTAAAACAAGAAGATGTAGACTATATTATGGGATTGATTGACAGATTTAAAAAGAAAGATTAAACAACAAGGGGTAAGGTTTTGATGTCGAGATATGAAAAAATATTAATTGAAAATGACCATATAGAAGTAAGAGATTTTGTAGAGCTTCCAGAGGGATACGCAGGTTTTTATTCAGATGGAATTGTGCTTATAGACAATAATTTGTCAGAAACACGCAAGGCTGAAGTATTATATGAGGAACTTGCCCACCATAAGTTGACGTATGGCAACATTTTAGATCAGTCGAAGTTCAACAATCGCAAGTTTGAAAATTACGCACGTAGACACGGCTTTATCTCAGCTGTACCGCTACGTGAAATTGTAGAAGCTTATAATTATGGCGTACGTAACTTGTATGAGTTGTCTGAGTATCTACAACTGAGTGAAAAATACATATTAGAAGCAATAGAACAATACAAAAAGATATATGGTATTGGAACTCACTATGGCGAGTATTCTATTACATTTGAGCCATTGAGAGTTTTTTAAATATAAAGAAATATAAATAAAGGAGAAATGAAAATGAAGAGATTATTAGGTTTAGTATTAGCAAGTATGTTAATTTTAGGCGCTTGTGGTAGCAACGACGGAGATAAGAAAAAAGAAAGCAAAAACTATACTACAAACGATATCGTTAAAGGTTTTAAAGATAATAAATTAAATGTTATCAACGAAAAAGAAATGACACGCGAAGACTTTGGGCTTGCTCCAATGAAGACGGACGAAGCTAAAATGTTTGTTGTTCAAGATGATAAAAATGCTAGAGTAATGAAATTTAAAAATAGTGATGATCTAAAACAAACTAAAAAATATTACGATGAATTAGGTAAAGAAAGTGCAGCTTTCTATTCACATACCCATTCTAAAGGTAAGTTTTTTAATACAAATGAACGGTGATATCGATGATGCTACTTTCAATAAATACAAGAATTCTATGGATAAAACATTAAAGTGATGGGAAAAGTTGTATTGTGATTAAAAATGCCTATATGGCGTGAGGAGGATGAGGAATGGAAGATTATGTTCGTTATAGGCTAGAAGATCAAATAAATTGGTATGATACTAAAAGTATATCTTGCCAAAAGCAATACAATTTTAATAAACATATACAAATTATTGCCGGTGCATTAATCCCAGCAATAACACCTTTTTCGTTAGTGTTTAATTCTATGAGTTTTACTATTGTTATATCAATACTAGGAATACTGATTGTAATATCTCAGTCTATTAGTAGTATAAAGAAATTTCACGAAAACTATATTCAATATAGAACTACATGCGAAGTGTTAAAACATGAAAAATACTTATATTTAAATAATGTTGAACCTTATGACAATGAGAAAGAACCGTTAAAACTTTTAGTTTTACGCGTTGAATCAATTATTTCTAACGAGAATATTAATTGGCAAACAATGAGACAAGATATCAAGGAGGAAGAAAAATGTTAGGGAAATTATTTGTAAGCTACAGAGCAGATGACGAAGGTTCACGTTATAAAAATTTATTAGTGGGCTGGTCTGAAAATCCAAATAAAAATTTTTTTGATGTAAAATTTGAAGATACCAGTATTGGTATAAGTATCAATTCTACAAATGCTTACTATATAAAAAGGAAAATCAAAGAGAAAATCGAAAGTTCTAATAAGGTTATATGCATTATTGGAGAAAACACTCATAGCTCCGAATGGGTGAATTGGGAATTAGTAACTGCTCACAACTTAAACAAACCTATTGTCGCAATAAAGATTGATAAAAGTTACAAATCGCCTATACAAGTTTATGGAAAGAATGTACATTGGGCATATTCTTTTAGTTACGAAGCTATCAAAAAAGCACTTCTCGAAGTTTAATCGGGAAGTACTTCATACGTTTTTTCAAAAATATCGGGTTTTACAGGATATTTTTCACCATTAACTCCTGTTATAATCCAATCGCCTTTTTCAGCTTTCATTCTACCTTCTAAAGTTTCAATATAGGTAGTTCTATCTGCTTTTTCTGCATTAACTATAACTGGTTTTTTTCTAACCTTTACTTTAGGAGACATATTATCACCTACTTTTTTATTTTATTATATCACATTTAATACTAAGGACTAAATCACGGGTAGCCCGCCTACCCTTATTATTTTTTTAAAAATACAGAACATACGTTCTTACAGGAGGTATAAACATGTGGTTTGAAAAATTTAAAAATAAGAACAATGAAACGAAGTATAGATACTACGAGAAATACAAAGATCCATACACAGATAAATGGAAGCGCGTAAGTGTTGTCTTGAATAAGAATACAAAGCAATCGCAAAAAGAGGCAATGTTTCGATTAGAAGATAAGATAAAAGAAAAACTAAACAACAAGTCGTCAAGCGAATTAAAAACTTTGACTTTTCACGCGCTATTAGATGAATGGCTTGAATATCATATAAAAACATCAGGTTCAAAGGTGACTACTCTTAATAATTTAAAAATAAGAATTAAAAACATTAAACGAAACAGCTCCGAGAGTCTACTTTTAAACAAACTTGATACAAAATATATGCAGATATTTATTAATAAATTATCAGATACCTACTCGCAAAATCAAGTAAGCCGTCAACTAGGAGATATAAAAGAAGCTATTAAATACGCTGTTAAATTTTACAATTACCCAAACGAACACTTGTTAACCAATGTCAAACTACCAAAGAAAAGAAAAACGATAGAAGATATCGAAAAAGATGAATCTAAAATGTACAACTACTTAGAAATGAACCAAGTCCTACAGATACGCGATCATATACTAAATAACAATAGGTTGAAAAAGAGAACTCGTATTTTGATTGCCAGCATCATAGAAGTACAAGCTTTAACTGGTATGCGTATAGGTGAACTGCAAGCGATTCAGGAAAAAGACATAGATTTATTAAACAAGAACATCAATATAACCGGTACAATTCATCGCATTAAAAACGAAGAAGGATTCGGGTACAAAGATACTACAAAAACTACAAATTCAAAAAGAAATATCACGATCAATTCTAGAACTGTAGAAATTTTAAAAAAGATGATGTTAGAAAATAAAAAATTGAAACAATGGGAACCTCTCTATGTTGACAGAGGGTTTATATTCACATCTAAACATGGAAACCCTCTTTGTATCAATCAAATTGCTAATGTACTTAAGAAAACTACCAAAGCTTTAAATATAAATAAAAGAGTTACCACGCACACGTTTAGGCATACTCACATAAGTTTATTAGTAGAAATGAATGTCTCTTTGAAAGCAATTATGAAAAGAGTAGGTCACACAGATGAAAAAACTACAATTCGCATATATACGCATGTAACAGAAAAGATGGACAGAGAGTTAACTCAAAAACTCGAAAACATACCCAGTTAAATAATCTGCCCTTTTTCTGCCCTTTTCTTTTCCTTAAATTGTAATCAACGCTTGAAAACACTTGTTTTAAAGGCTTTCTATAACCAATTATAACATCTGGATGTGATGCTAGTACGCGATCAATTTCTTGAATTTTAGTTCTAGCTGCTGAAAGTTTGTCATTAAATGAAGCAACAGATGCGCTTGTCATACCAGTCGTACTCGTTGGCTGATCAATATCATTTTGCAACTGAGTTTTTGCAGTTTGTAATGGTGCCAAGTCTGGAGTTAATCCAGCAATTGCTTGTTTTAAGCTATTATATTTTTCTTCTACTTTAGCTTTTTCTGCGGCAATTTGTTGATCTGTTGCGTCACCATTGTTAATAACATTTTGTGCATTTGTTGATTCTGTTTGACCCGCACGTTTAGCATTTTCATATGCTTGGATTGATGATTGTGTCATACCATCAGTAGTTACTGATTTATTAATTTCTTCATCAAGTTTCGTCTTAGCTGTTCTTAAAGCACTATTATCAGCTAAAGGTACTAATTGATTAATAGCTTGTGTAATTTTATCATTTACACGATTTACATTTGTTAATGCAGATTGTACCTCTTGCACTGTTCTTATTGGCTTCTGAATGATAGCGTTGGCACTATTTTTAGCACTTGTTAAGTCACTTTGAAGTGCACGAATCGAATTATTGTATGCAGTGATACTTGCTGGTTTCTTACCTGTCGTTGTACCTGTACGATTCAATTGATGTACTGCTTGCTCTAATTCATGTGTATCTGCTGTTAAATTTTGTTTCGCTTGGTTTAATGCTGTTAATGCGTTATCGACACGATGTTTTTCATCTGAAATTTGTTGTGCTGTTGCGTCACCATTATCAATGACACGTTGAGCTGCTGTAATTTCAGATTCTGCTTCACGTTTCTTCGCATTATAGTTATCAATACTTTGTTGCGTCATACCAGTAGTTGATGGTACTTGGTTCACAGAACTTTGTAAGTTATTTTTAGATGTTACTAATTGGCTATTATCTTCTTTATTTTGAAGTAATGCTTTAGCTTCATTTATCTTAGTTTGTGCTGCACGAACTTTAGTTAGTGCGTCAGAAACTTGTTGTGGTGTTGCACGCTCATTATTAATTACTTGTTGTGCTTCTGTTTTCGCAGCATTGATTTGTTGTTGCGCATTATGAATTGCGTTATTGTATTGCGTAATCGTACCTGGCTTTTTACCTTCTGTGCTCACAGGATCATCTAAATGATTTATAGCTGTGATTAACTCACGTTTATCCGCTTTTGTGAAAATGGTCTCTTGTACTTCTTCAGTACTGCCATCATTGTAAGTGACTGTTACAGGAATCGTCGTTGTACTACCACCAGCTAAATTAGTTGGCATTGCTGTGCCGTTTTTAATTGTTGCAGTACGTTTATTAGCAACTTGAACTGCATTGTTAATTTCAGCAACTGTTACATTTGAACCATAATCTTTCACAATTTCAGTTGTGTTGACAGTATGTGTTGCCGGTGCAGTTAATGTACTTGGATTACTACTTGCTGAGTGACCTGTACCTGCTTTCGGTGTAATTGTGATTGTAGAATTTGGTTTTATAGTATTTGCATTGAAGGTCACTTTACCTGTATGTGCATCTAACGTTACATAGTCAGGTTTATTAGCTATTGTCCATTGATTATTTTGACCACGAACAACACTAAGTGTCTTACTATGTTCTGCACCATTACCCACTTTTTCAGTGTAAGCAATATCCATTGCTTGAGTTGGATTAATTAAATGACCTGATGGGTTATTAGGCGTGATATCAATATGACCATTTTGCCAAATTTTAGTAGTCGCTTGATTCGGTTGTGGTGCGACAACTGTGAAATCATCACTACGTTGCTCGTCACTGATTGTTTCGCCACTACCTTGTGTTGCAACAACTTGAATTGTATCAGCAGGATTGAAAGTACCAGCTGCAACAGTAATACCGTTATTCGTTCCAGCAATACCTGCTACATTTGCTGCTGATGCTTCTTTCACCCATGGGCTCGTATTATTGTGACGTGTAAATGTCGTTACAACACTTCCATTACGTTTAATAACTAATTTGTCAGCATATGTCGTAACATTACCAGCATGTGTATTGACTGTTTGGTTCGCACCAGGTGCAATTGTAATCGCTCCTGCCGCTGTTTCAGTCACAGTTGGTTTCGCTGGTTGGACATCTTTTACTACAAACTTCGCTGGTAGAGATGTTGCAAATGTATGCCCGTTATAGATGACGTCATATTTTGCATTAACGACTTTAGCCATATTCGGTTTATTCATAGCTGCCCAGTTTGCGTCATTTGTACCTGTTGCTGCATTATTCCATTTATACGTAAATCCATCTGTTGGTAAACCTGTAGCGTTTTGCATTTGTGCATAACCAGAGGCTTGTATACCACTTGCTAAAGTGCCACCAACTGTTGTTGTATAACTATTTTGAGGGAATTCAAATTGATATACGTTCACAGTTACAGGAACTCGTTTAGTAGCTGAAATGCCTGGATATGTTACATCGACATTTAAGTTTTGAACGCCTGCTTGTTGATTATTTGGTTGTTGTCTATTTGCCCAAGTTGCTGTAATACCATTTGTATTTGTATTTGGATCAAATGTAATGTAATCAATAGCGTTTGTACCATGTGTCAAGTTTTGTCCTTTCACATCTCGCGATGGTGCTTTGGCATTAGCAACTGGATAAACTTTGACTGGCACTTCAACATTACGTGTACCTTGACCATTTGGTAATGTTACAACTGCAGTTTTATGAGTGTTACCGACTGTATTCTTCCATGTATCTGGACTATCTTGCCATGCGACTGTTGCACCATGTGGTGGATTTTGTATAAATCGTTCTACATGACCGAAATCAAAGTCGTCGCCACCTTTAATAAATACAGGACCTTGAGATGTCGCTTGTAATTGTGGTGTCACATGCACAGAAGCACTATCATTAGAGTCTACAGATTCATTTCTTGTTACATCTATAGCTCGTCCATGTTCGTCTTGTGTCGTATAAGTTACATTATTCATTGAAATCGAAGATCTTGCTTTAATTTCACCATTTGGTAACGCATCACTTACAGTAACTACTGCAGTATTTCCACTACCATAAGTCGTGTTAGTAATTGTTAATGGTGTATTATCTGCTTTAAATAATTTAATAGAAGAACTACTTAAAACATTATTAATCTTGATTTGTTGGTTAGTTAAGCCAGCTTTGTATGTCACAGAGTTTCCGTCAATTCTCGGTGGATCCGGTTTAACTTTAGCTAAAATCTTGATAATTTGTGTTTGGTGATTATCATAAGTAACTCGGATATCCCTTGTTGAAATACCTACTACATCTTTACTTGGTCCATATGAATTTGTAAATTGGAAATTCATATGTTGCGCATTCTGTGTCCAAGAATTATTTACTGGCTTAACATATTGTTTCGCATCATACACATCAGAAACACCCGGGAATACTGCACCTCTATTTGTTTCGAATACGTGCTTTGGAACTGAACTCACTACTTTATATGTTGCTGTTTTCGTAATTGGCGTTGTTTCACCATCAATTAAGATGTGTGCAGTTACATTGATATCTTGACCTATAGTTGTGTTATTTTTGTTTGGCGCTTGCCCACTCCATGTAATCGTCGCATCTGGAATGGCACTACCATTCGATAATTTAAAGTAATCTGATGCACTAGAACCATTACCTGCTGGGAAGTCTTGGCCTTGTACAGTGTAATGCGAATGTGCAACGATTTCTGGAATGACATGCTTTACAGGTACAGTCACTGTTGATGTTGTGCCATCTTGATAAGTAACTGTTACTGTGACATTGGCATTATTTCCATTACGACTGACATTACTCACTGTTTTACTAGTGATTTCATTTGTGCTTGCTCTTGCATAACTTCTATTTGGTACCGTTTCAGTAAATGTTAATGAATTAATAATTGCTGTTTGATCAGCTTGCGATACTGTTGCATTATTCGAAATATTGGCAATTCTTACTGGATTAGCAGCCGTTGATGATGTTCCAACTCGATATTTATCACGTAAAGGTTTAATTGTGACATTGAATGACGTTGTTGCAGTATTACCGCTTGTATCAGTTGCCACCAAATTAATTGTTTTATTTGTAGCAGATGTCACATTTGGTGCTGTTGCTGAAACATGTTGATGATTATTATCAACAGTACCTGTCAATTGTGATGTCGCTGGTACTGTTACAGATTGCACACCAAAGTTATCATTCGCTGTAATCGTATTGGTAAATGTTTCACCAGAGAATACTTGATGATTTGTGTAATTACCTACTGAAATCGTTGGATTTACTAGATCACTAGGTACAAAATATATGTTAATTGCTTCATTCGTATTGCCTGTATTTTGATTTAAATGTTCAACATATTGTTTTGGTCCATATGGCGATAAGTATAACTGCGCTTTATAAACTGCATCAGCTGCATTATGCGTAGAATTATTTTTTACTACATGATCAATTGTAAATGCACCAGCACCATTAGCTGCTGATTCACTAACACTAACGACTGTCGAGTTACTGTGGTTCGCACGAACATTAGAGTTTGTAACGGGTTGTCCACCAAATCCATTTGAAGGATTAATGATATCTAACACTTGAATCACTTGACCATTCAACGTAAATTGACGTTGGCCATCAGTCGTTGGATTTGATTGTGAATAACCTGATGATTTATAGTTTGGTCTTCCACCAGCTTCTGCTTGTGCTTTTTCATTACCGGCAATGTTATTACGTAATCCAGCCACTGTAGTTGTTGCTTTTAACATTGTCAAAATGTCATTCGTTGTTATTTGTGTACCTAATGTTGCATCATAACGATAAATTAATGATTTATGGTCATCAGACCAAGATAGACCACCATCAGTCGGTCTATTTGCAATTTTCGCATTCGTCCATGTCACTGTATAATCTTGTGGGAAGCTAATCCATCGCAAGAAATTCATATTAGTAAGGTTAGATGTGAACGATTTCGTTAGGCGACCTTTATTAATATTGACTGTAATTGTACTTACATTAGCTCCATTTGGTGTATTTGTTACTGAAATATCACCTTCTGCAAGCGTAATTATATCTCTATTCGCATTAATAAAAGCTTGTTTTACTTTTGAAATTTCATCAGTAGTTAAATCATATGTTGACGTACGATATACACGTTGATCGCCCTCTGGTTGTTTCACATCAATGATCTTCAAACTAATATAGAAGTCTTCAGTGTCTTTATGATATGCATTTGAAGCAACTATATGATATAACTGCGTGCCCGCATTCATTTGACTAACTTCTTGTGCAGTTGGAATCGTTCTATCAGATGTAATATTTGTAAATGTTCCACTTGGAATAGCTTGTCCATTACTTAAAGTAAAATATTGTTTAATATCACCAATACTAAATGATTGTCCTTTAGCAATTGTAACCGTTGCCGTTTTAGGTGTATTCGCAGTTTGGTATTCGGTTTTCACAACTGGTTCATATGTCATCACATTTGTCGCATCTAGCGCAGTTGATGAGCCATCACGGTAATGTAACATTGCCAT